CCGAATTCCATGGTGGTCTCCTTCTGTTGGGTCCAGCGCGCTTTGCGCCGGTCCTGGCATGTGTTGTGGTTGCGGCAGTACATGGCCGCGCCGCCGGGGCCGGCCACGGCGTACATCTCGTTGGACCAGTCCTCGTGCCCGCAGGCACCACACGTTGTCCGGTCAGCCATCAGCGGGCCTCTCCCTCTACCACGTCGCACTGACCCCGTCTTCATGAAGCTGAGCCCATTGCGAGGTGTGGTCGCCGTTGATCTCGGACACCGTGCGCCAGTACACCGGGCCTTTGCCGACTCGCTTTTCAAGCCGCAAGTACCACTCGTACAGCCAGTCCAGCTTGGCTTCGATCCGTTGAATCAGCGCGTCGTCAGCCATCAGGTGCACGACTCGATCTGCACGGTGGCGTAGGGCGCCTCGGTGGTCCAGCGCTTGACCGCGTGCAGGACGGTGATCTGGGAGTCGTCGAGGATCACGCCGGCGTCGGTGAGCGCGTCCCCGATGGCGCGCACGAGCTTGTCCAGGTCCGGTTTCACGTAGTGCTCGCGGGGTGCGACGGCCCGCAAGGGGTTGGTGAGCTTCCGGTTGATGTGGTGGCCCGCTGGTCTCTGGAAGTTGAACGTGACCGCGAGCCCGACGGGTCCGGGCGCGGGCCACGGCTCCCCTTTGATGCGGGCGTGGCCCATCTCTTTCATGGCGGCGTGTCCGACCTGGACGCGCCACTGGCGCAGTTTCTCGTGGTTGGAGTGGATCATGCGCCGGCCGCCTTGGACGAGGCGCATTGACCCTTGCGGGACGGGGATGCCGGGCACGTGCAAGTTCAGGTATCTGCAGTCCATGTGATGCAGTCTCCGTAGTGCCACTCAGGGCGTAGACAGCCCTCGCGGCAGTCGTATCGGGTGGTTTCCCCATCGGGGGTTTTCGACGGTTGCGGGTCGGCGTTGTCGCCTACGCGCGCGTCCGGGTATTCGCGAGGTGGTTCACTCGCTGACATCGGCTAGGCACCAGTCGATCGCGACCTGTACCTGACGGTCGATCACTTCTTGTTCGCTGTACCCGTGCAGGCCTTTGAACGTGGCGTCCACGAACGCGCGCACCTCGTGCGCGGGTAGGGCGACCTGCGCCCATTTCTCGCGCGGCTCATGGGCGGGCTTGAAGAACAGGACGGTGGTCTTCTGTGTCGGGTAGCCGATGGCGAAGTCTCCCCCGCCGACGAGTGCCCCGTTCACGCTTCGAGAGTCGGCGGCGAGGAACAACCAGCGGGCCACCTCCCACGCCTGCTGCTCGTTGGCGTCCACGTCCCGGATCCCGATGACGTACGCGAGGGGGTTGTGGTTGGACCAGTACAGGTTGACCTGCACGGGCCGGCGCTCCCCGTCGGGGGTGATGAGCATCCCGGTTGAGGTCTGGAATCGGTCCTGGTGCGGGATGTGGTTCATCGGTAGCACCCGATCCCGTAGGGGACGTCGGGGTTGTACCGCACGCACAACCTGTAGGTCGGGACGTGGTTTTGGTATCCGTAGTAGCCGAAGTGCTTGGGCCCGTACACCGGTGCGACGACGGTGAACAGGGCTCCGACAACCATCACGAGGATGGCTAGCCCTAGTTGTATTCGTGGAATTTTCATAGCCCTCTCCATGGTTTCCTCATACCCGCCTCTGGGTAACCGGTGAGGTTTTGAACACTACGCGTGTGACCCCCACTCGCAGTCGGTAAAACGGTGAAGTGGGGGTCATCCGTTCGGCTGATTTCAGTGACGCGAACCTAGACGAGCTAGGAGATTCGCGACCTTGGCGCGTAACGCGGCGATCATCTGCGCACGATGATTCGCACTCCGTTGCGCGCGCTGCAGCGGGGTTTCGACCCGGGCCGGTGCGACGACGGCCCGGAAGATCCCCCACGCCCCGATGTCGTTCAGCAACGACTTGTGCTGGACGAGGGACACGTGGATGTGGTTGATGTGCGGGTCGGGTCCCTCGTACGGGCGACGGACGAACCCGTAGGTGCGCGAGTAGATGTGCCGGTCGTGGATGACGTACCAGACGCGCGCGTCGCGTTTGAGGGTGTTCACGACCCGTTCGACGTTGATGCCGTGGACGTCGATGTCCATGGCGGTGACCATGCCGTCGGGGACGTCGTCGCGCGGGTCCCGGTTCGGGTTGTGTTCGGACTTCCGGGCGGCGTGTGCCGCGTCGCCGATGGTGCCGTCCATGGCGGTGGCCCGCCGAGGCCACTCACTGTTCAGCTCCGCGCGCAGTGTCGCGAGCGCGGGTGCGAGCGTCCAGGAACTCAACTGTTCTCCTTAGGTGGTGGTTTGGTAGGCGATGAACGCGGAGACGATGTCCCCCGACGCGAGCCCGGCCGTGAACGAGCCGGCCCCGAGGTAGTTACCGACCGCGTTAGGTGCGAACTTCACGGTCGTGGCGGTGTCGATGATCGCGGTTCCGCTGTAGAACGTGGACACGCTCGAGTCGAAGATCATGCCGCTGCCGACGCCGGCGAACGCGACGCTGTTTGAGGCGAGGGGGAGCCCGAGTTGGACGACGTTCGCGGCCGTGCCTGCGCCGGTGACGGACAGGTAGTAGTTCACGACGCAAAGGCGCCCGATCTTCATGTACGACGCTTGCACGGTGGTTTTGGTGACGGCCACGGACTGCACCAGGGTCGGGGTGAACGACGTCCAGGCCCCGACCCCGACGGGGGTGATGGTGTCCATGTCCGCGCTCGTGAGGATGTGCCCGGCCGGGAACGTGCTCATAGCATGATCCTGTTCTGTTGGGTGAGGTGGATTTCCGTCCCGGACGTCTGCGCCTTCACGACTCCGTTGACGGACCTAGTGACGGTGAACGTGGTCGCGGTGGCGGCCGTAACTGTCATGTCCTCACCGCCGACGGTGATCCCGAATGGGAACGCGGCCGGTTCCGTCGCGGTGGTCACCCATGGTTCGGTGGTCGTGTACGTGATGGTGGTCTGGCCCGAGGTGTGCGCCCCGTTCACGGTCGTGGATGCACTGTCGAGCCGGCCGAGAGTGGAGGAGTCCAGGGTGAACGCGGACGCCCACGGGGAGCCCTGCGCGCAGTTGAAATCCAACCTCCACGCGGTCTGACTGATGGTCTCCGTATAGCCGATGACGAGACCCTGCAGCGACGAACGCGGAACCCAGATCGGCGGGGACGTGACCTTGAGATAGGCACCGATGTCCACGGCGATCGCGGCCGTTTTCGTCGCCCCGGCCGGCAGGAGGTTGATGTCCAGGCCGACCACGGGATACCGAGGTTCGTCCAGGGTGCCGAGAGCTGCGCGCCACTCCGCTATGGCGAGGTCCCGGGTGTCCGAGGCCATGGACAGGTCGTAGTTCACGTCGTAACGGCCCACGCCCGTCGGTGGCGCGCTCGTGGACAGCCGGCCCGTGGTCACTTCGTACGTGGCCGACGAGCCCCCGATCCGGGAGACCTGCACTTTGTTTCGGGTCGGGTAGTCGTCGTCCACCGGTTCGAGCGTGTCCATGTTCGTGTACGCGATCGTGAGGTCGGCCGCGCTCGCGTACATGCTGTTCCGGGTACGGTACGCGAGCGCCAACGAGTCTTTGGGTTCGTACAGGTATCCCCCGTCGGTGGCCTCGCACTGCGCCAGGAGCTCCATCAGGGTCATCGCGGTCTGTGACCCCATGGGCTCCGACGTGGACAGGGTGCCGACGGTTGTGGACGTGATCCCTTCCTCGGTGCAGAGGCGGACGAACCTGGTGCCGGCGGTCTCCCCCGAGTAGCCGCGCATCGCGTTCACGACCGCGGTGGTCTGGTCGGTGGAGGTGAGGAGGATGTGCCCGATGACGATGGACGTGGCGGCGTGGTCCGCGTTGACCTGCACGGCTGAGATCGCGGTCTTGACGTCCGCGATGGTGCCGGACACCGTCTGAACGGAGCCGGTGGAGAACACGTACGCGGACAGGGCGTAGTTCACGTTCGCGCCCGACTGCGTCAGCGACAGGGTGATCACGGACGGCACCCCGTTGAGCCCGGTCACCGATGCTGACGTGAGGAGCGAGCCACCCGTGCTATCGAAACAGCGCAGGAGGAGCGACCCCGAGCTGGCCGTGAAGTACCGGATCTCCCACCGGGCCGACCCGGACGATTCCAGGACACGGAACAAGGTCGTGTCGTTCGTGTCCCCGGCCGCGGGCACGGACAGGAGGAACTGCGCGTACGTGCTCCCGGCCGCGTTCGTGTTCGGTGCGCCCTGGATTCCGGCGCTGTTCAGGATGATCAGCGGGTCGCTGGTCGGGAACGTCGAGTCCGCCGCGAGCCGGACTTGTGTCGGCCCCGAGTCGAACGTCATCGGGGTCCCACCGGCCACGCCCGTGGCGATCGACGAGGCGCCCTGCGCGTCATCACATGGCCAGTAGGCGATCACGTTCGATGCGCCGGTGACGTAGCGGGCGATGGGGCCGCGCAGCGCCTTGGGGCCCTGAGTGAGCCGGCGCGTCAGGCCGGCGGCCTGCACGGTGACCCATGCGTCTTTCTGCGACAGTGCCCAGCGGGGCGGCCACGCGCTGATCTCGCCGTAGAACCGATACACCCCACCGACGGACACGCGGACGGGCGTGTTCCGTCCGATGGTGCCGTAGTAGGCGCCGGTGGGGTTGCGGGGGCTGAACCGTCCGTCGCGGTTGTCCAGGGTGAGGGTGCAGGTGGATGCCTGCAACGTCCCCTGTTCGTCCTGCCGGCCACGGACGATGACGACACCGTCCGCGACCCGCGTGTAGGACGTGACGTCCGTCCAGGCCGCATTGACGAACAGCTCAACCTTGGGCGATAGGAGCGTCACAGCGTGCCCCCCGAGGTCCGCAGTTCGAAGCGCAACATCTTGAGGAGGTCCGAGCTCGCGCCCGGTCGCACGGACACCTCAAGGGTCTGCGAGCCACCGAGCGCGCTGTTGGGGATCACCGTCCCGGACATGTTCGGGACGAACAGCTCCGGTCCGCGTTCACCGACGATGTGCGCCTGCCCGCCGGTGGCCCGCCCGCCCTTCGCGAGCATGGGGATATCGGGGACGTCGAAGCTGATGCCGCCGAACCCGAGGAACCCGGGGATCGACACGTGCAGCTTCCCGATCGTGTTGTTCCACAACGAGGCGATGGCCTTGAACGCGAGCTGGTAGGGCGTGGTGATGATGTCGGCGATCTTGCCGATTTTCTTCGCCGCGCCCACGGTCACGTTCTCGACGGTGTGTCCGAACGACACGATCGTGTCTTTGACCGCGTTGAATGCGCCGTTGACGATGTTGCGGAACGTCTCGGATTTCTTGTACGCGATGACGAACACGAGCACGAGCGCGGCGATGGCCGCGATGACGAGGAAGATCGGGTTGGCGGCCATGGTGGCGTTGACGGCCGCGAACGCCGCTTTGCCCTTCTGCAGGGCCGGCGCGAGGAGCCCGCCCATGCCGTCGGCCATGTCCGCCAGGCCTGTGGCGTACTGCGAGATCGGGCCGAGCGCCTGGATACCCAGGACGGACCCGAGACCGCCGGCGAGGTCGGCCGTGGACCGGAACTTGCCCGTGGACTTTTCAAGCCCCCCGGTGGTTTTCTCCATGGCCGCGTCGAACTTCGCGGCACCGTGCCCGGTCTCCTCTAGTTTCTTGTCGAGCTTGTCCGCGCTCGTGGTCGCGGTCTGCATCGACTTCTCGAACGCTTTGGTGTCCGAGATCAGATCGACCGTGATCTGACGCGCCATCAGTCCTCCACCTTGAATCCGTACCGGGACGTGATCGCGTCGATGGCCTTGGCCACCTTGTCCTCAACGTCATGCATGTTGTCCGTGATCGCGGGATACAGGTACCGGCCGCCCTTCACGATCGGGCGCTTCACGGACTTGTGCCGGCCGACCTTGCCTCCGAAATCGAGCCACGGCACGTACGCGGCCTTGTTCCCACCGAACGCGATACCGGCCCCGGTAGCACTGGCACGTGGTTTGTAGCTCGCGGCCGCCTTCCCGGTGTCGTGCGGGACGCGTCCACGGACATCGGTGATGACCCCGGTCACGATCTCTTTGAACGCGTCCCGCATCGCGGCCGTGGCGCCATCCTCGGCCGCTTTCAGCGCCTTCCCCAGGTCGCGCAGTCCATCGACGACGATGCGGGTCTCAGCCACGGCGGGCCACCTTGAGCGCTAGGTCCTCCTGCTGTTGTTTGACCTTGTGGTACGACTGCCATGCCGCGAACTCCGCGCACGGCATGTCGTCCAGCTCGCCGAGGGTTTTCCCGAGCCGGTCGGCGAGGAAGAACGTGAAGACCTCCACCACGCTCTCCTCCCCGACCGACGCCATGAACATGGCCCGGTCACTCCTGAAACTGGGCGCCCTCGGACAGGCCGGATACCTCGGTGATGGCGTTCAGGAGCTTCGTCGCGTCACCGGCCGGTGCAGTAGCGAGCCACTCCCGCACGTCGCGCTGGTCGAGGTTCGTTGCGAATGCGATGGCCGCAACGATCCTCTCCTCGCCCTCCTGTGTGCCCGCGATCCGGGACTGCGACAAGGTGAGTGAGTGGATCTCCACCTCTCCCCCGGACAGGGCAACCGTGGCTCGCCCGAGCTTCCCCGCCGGCAGCATTAGAACGTGCCCTTGGTGACGTCACCCGAGATCTGAACTTGCATCGTGAACGACACGAGGTCAGCCACGGGCGTGGACACGTCCACGGACTTGAGCACCGATTCACCGGTGTATTTCACGAACCCGGTCGTGGTACCGAACGGTCCGTACTCCCACGAGAGTGTGGTCCCGTCCAGGCCGACCAGACTGTCGATGACGGTCGCCGTGCCGGTGCTCGCGGTGGAGTCCCACCAGCCCTGAACCTGAATTGTGCCGTTCGTCAGACCGTTGATGAACGTGTGGCCCTCGGCCCCGAAGCAGGTCGTGTCGTGGTTGTCGTTCTGGCGCGAGAACGTCACCGAAGTGCACTGTGCGGAGATGTCCCGCAGCGTGGACCCCACGCTGTCCTCGATCTTGAACGAAGTGTCTTTGCCGTGAGTTGGTGCCATTTGTGACTCCTTGTCAGAAAACGATGTCTAGGGCGAACACGGCACCGACGTACGTGCCCCCGGCCAGTGTCACCGGCCGGAACTTCACGGACTGCACGCGACACGACGAGCCCACCGTTGCGTTGTCGATGGCCTGCCGGACCGAGTTGACACCCGACCCTGCCGAGTAGGCCGCGATGGCATCCCGGGATGCGCGGTCGACCACGTCCGCCACGGCGACCACGACGGAGACCGTGACGCGGTCACACCCGCGCTGATACGCCGCGTCGAAGTCGATCTCTTCAGGGAGATCGACGAACGCGAACGGGGGTTGCGCGGATTTCGGCGGGAAGTCCAGGACGCGTAGGCCCGTGATCGCCGTGAGTGCGACCCCGATCTGATCCATCACGTCAGCGATGTCAGCGGCCATCAGCGCGCCCCCCACAGCCGCCGGACCGTGGACAGCATCAGTGCCACGTCCGGGTCCAGCCGCTCAAGTAGGCGCATCTCCGTTCCCGTCTCCGGGCTACCAGCGATGCCGTACGAGGAGTCTCGGCGGACAAAGAATCGGGCCGCCTGAATCAGGCACGCCTCTTGCACGATGGACGGCACTGCCGTCCACCCCCAGTTGGCTGTGACCTGCACGCCTTGGGAGAACGGGGTTGGGAACGCGGACGCGTACGCCCGGAACACGAGGTGCGTCCAGGGTTTGCCGTCCGCTGCAGCGTTCCACGGCCACGGGTCCACCGACGTGATCGCGGACCCGTACGTGCCCTGCCCGGCCTGGTCCAACTTCACGACCAGACCGGTCGAGGTCATCACGTCGTCGATCTCCACCGCCGGCAAGCCTTCGATGTAGGTCCGTTCCCACGTGTACACGCGAGCCACGGCGCTACCGTTCAGGCCGAACTGCCTGTTCGTGGAGTGATCGATGGCCCG